AAGCGCATCCGGGACTTTGAGATTTCTGGTGAGTCCGTGGCATCACCAACGGATTTGTTGAGGGCTATGGCCCGATATGAACTGACGAAAAGCAACCACAAAAACGCTGGAGAGCACATGGCGGCGTACTTGCTTGACCAACTGCAGTCCTTAAAGCGCAGTATCACTGAGACCAACACAATGACGGCCTTCGGCTGGAAGGACGACTACAAGGCGTTCCTGATCGGGGAAACTCTGTACGCCCAAGACGGCTCAGAGCGCAAAGTTCTGGTCGGCGGTAACGCCAAGGAGCGAGCCGCTACGTTCAAGAACAACCGTGGCAGTCTGGAGGGCTACGCCGAAGCGCTCAACTTTATGTACAACCGCCCAGAGGCAGTCCACTGGCAGTACGCCATCTGCGCTGGCTGGGGCTCATTGGTATCTCACCACTGCGAAGACCTGTACAAGGGTCTGATTCTGGCCCTGCAAGGCGGCAAGTCCGGTAGAGGTAAAACGACTGCATGCCACGCTGCACTGGCTGCGTTTGGCAACCCTGAGAAGATGACGCTCAACTCCAAGGAGGGCTTCACAACCAACGCTCTGTGGGCAACGCTCGGTGTGTACAACAACATCCCAGTTCTGGCGGACGAGCTTACCAACATGGAAGCTGGCGTGTTCAGTGACGTAGCCTACGGCGTGTCTAACGGTCAAGACAAAGTTCGCCTTACATCCAAAGGCGGCGGTGTGGTGTTTGCCAAGTCGTCGGAGTGGCGGCTTAACGTGTATGTCACCGGCAACCGGGATTTCTACGGCCTGTTAGCGGCCAACCAAGCCAACTCTCAAGCCGAAGCTGTGCGCCTGATTCAGTTGAACGTTGACCGTTACAACTCGTTGATGCTTGTCGACCGTGCAGACTACCCTGACACCGAAGAAGGTGAAGACGCTTGGAGGTCAGCTTCCGCTATGGTAGCTGCCGAGAACATCAAGAAGATGACTGCCAACTCTGGCCATGCTGGTGCGGCTATGGTCAAGTACATTCTGGCCAACGAAGCTGAGGTGTACCGCGACATGCAGACCATGCTCGGCAAGTTCACTGAAGTGTTGTCCAACCCCAAGTTCCGCTTTTACCGGGCTCACAGTGCATGCACGATCGTGATCGCCAAGATTGCCAAGAAGCTGGGCATCGTTGAGTTTGACATCAAAGAGCTCTACAAGTTCACCGTCAACTTGCTGCGCGAGCTGGCCGAGTCCGTCAACGAGAACAACACAGTCTCATCCGAAGACGGGTTCCAGAGAATGGTCGGCATGCTGAGCCAGCGAATTATTGTCACTACCGAGTGCCGCGATAGTCGTGATGGTCGTGGTCCAGAGACACCACGCAACCGAGTGAATGGGCCCATTGCTGGTCGATACATTTTGGGCACAGCCAACAGCAAAGAGCTGGCCGGGCGTTTGATCTTGTCTCAGAAGGAAGTGCGCGACTGGTGCATGGCCAACCGCATGGACTACCACTCGATGGTCGCCAGCCTGAAGGACGATGGCGCGTTGATTTCGCAGGGGGAGAAGTTTGTTATCACACGCGGTACTGACTGCACCTCACAGCAGACGCGTTGCATTGTGGTCGATACACGCAGATTAAATGCCGATTCGTCGGCCCCAGTTCTGACGCTTGTTTCTGACCGATTTGACGGTGACGCCGCTAACGAGGTATGATCGCCGCGCTGATCGTCATGTCAGCTCCTTTGTGTTGAGGAACTTTAACCCCCGAGCTGAAAGGCCCGGGGGTTTTTTTACTTCTTGGCTAGGCACTTACCAGCCTTGGCGCACTTGGCTGGAGTGGGGCACCCTTTGCAAGGCTTGAACATGATTGTCTTTTTCATGATGGCCTCACTTCATTTTTGAGGTGGACTTCTTACCCTCAAACTTCTTTTCCATAGCGGCGTAAGCTTTCTTACTGCCAGCTACTTTTTTCTCAGCAGCTTCCATTTTCTTGGATTCGCCTTTACCAAACGGGTTCATTTTCTTGGTTGCCATGATGTTCACCATTTAACTTTGTCTGCCCAATAGGCGGCTGACATTTTGCCTTTAGCGATATTGCCCGCATGGCGAGCTTTAAACGCCTCGTTGCGCTTGGAGCCGTCTGGCGACCCTTGCACTCCTTGCTGGCCAAAACGAATCGTCTTGACCTGATCTCCTGACTTGGCCACGACAACGTGGCTCTTAGTCGGATGGTTTGGTGTGGCCTTGGGCTTGTTGTAGCCCGACACGCCTGCGCGTGTCAGCCGAGAATCTTTGGTCGCCATCGGGTTCTCCTTAATCGGCGGTTACTTGTTCGGCCAGCTTGCGTTGACCTTCGCGGTACTGCACACCCCCAACTGTACGCTTCTCGCGCTGCGCTTGCTCTTGTGGAGCTTTGAGCAGGTTAGAAACTGGCTGCGGCTTGAGACCGTTGCGCTGGCGTGCTTGTTGGAGTTTAGTCCATGCCTCACGAGCTTGCTGCATGGCGGCGGTGTCCTTCTGGCGAGCGGCCTTGGCGTAGTCGTTTTTGATACGCGTTGTCCGGTCTTGGAAGTTTTGCGTAAGGTCACGCATGCGGTTTTGGCGCTCGTAAGTAACTGACTGCTGGGCAGACGGTACACCCAAACCTGTGAGTACGGAAGAGATTAAACCGATCTCGTTCTCAGGCAACATCACATCGCCGTTACGGCGGGTCATACCCTCAGTAGCTTGACGGCCAGCCTTGAGCGCATCAGACACACCCTTGGGCATCACACGCTCAATGCCCTTGTAATAGTCACCGTCGAGCATGTACAACAAACCGTCGATTACTCGGGATGTCATGCCAAAAGCTGCACCACCTAAGAAAGTACCAAGTGCTTCAGCTCGGCCAGCGTTAGTAGTCAGGTCAGCGTTGCTGAATGGCATGATGGACAGCATGTTGCCCGAACCAATCTTGCCCGACAGGTCTACGCCAGCCAGTGTTGGAGCGCCACGCATAATCAAGTCAGCCCACTCTGGGCCAAGCGCCTTGCGCATATCAGCGGTCAGGTCGTACGGCTCGTCTTCGTCGCCAAAGAGGCCCAACATAAACGCAATGGCTGCGTAGCCGGGCATGCCCATCAGGCCAGCAAACACACCGGTGTGGGCCAACGAGTAGGCCAGAGTCTTCATTGCAGCAGCACGCTCGTCCGGTTTGGTAAACGCATCGCGGATCAACTTGGCGTAGAACGCAATCTGAATCAACTGGAACTTGCGGAACTGCAACGCGACCTTACCCCACTGGGTGTTGAAGGCGCGAGGAGCGTTGAACGCTGTGTAGTCACCGTGTGTGTCCGACAGAATGTCAGCAGCGTACTGCGTGGCCTTGGCAGCGTCCTTAGTCTTGGCGTACTCCAGACGGTAGGCAGCAATGGCTGTAGACAGTCGGTTGACCGCTTCAGTTTTCTGCACGGCCATGCGCATGCCCTTGTTCAGGCGTTGTGCAAACGCGCTGAGCTTGCCGTCAGCCTCAACCTTGTACTCGTTGATCTCAGTGGCCAGACCAATGTCGATCTTGCCTTGGTTGACCAATTCGTTGATGGCAGTGCGGACGTCCGCTGGCACTTTGGAGAAATCAAACTGCTGGTCAAACAGCTTGACGTCTTGGAACAGTGGACCCAACTCAGTGTAGGCCTTAGTCATCTCGGCAGCAGCCTTGGTGTAGTCATGGCGACCTGCCATAGCAGGCAACGACATCATGAACGGCTGTGTCAAGTTCTGCAGGTAGTACGCAGGGCTGGTGGCCAAGAAGAACTTAGATGCCAAACCTGTCAGGCCATTGACCCAAGAATTGACCTTGACGTCCAAGGAGTCAGCGTAGCGTTGGGTCAGCTCGTTGAAGATTTCTGACTTACGCTCGCGGTCACCACGGCGCGACTCGTTGCGCATGTTCTGCAACTGGTCTTGTACTTGGGGCTCAAACTGCACGTTGGCCAAGAAGTTAGCATCGGCACGGCCTTGCTGGGTAAACGACTGGAGCATGTCCACTTCACCGGCTACACCACGGCGACGCATTTCAGACTTGCGAGCACTACCCTCAGCCAAAGCCTCCAAGTACAACTGGTTGATGATGTTGAGCATCTTGCCAGCAGTGGGGTCTTTCTTGCCGTCGATAGTTTGCTTGTCGACAGCGGCACGCATTTTGGTCAGGGCTGGCAGCAACGACTCACCGCTGAACGCTTCCTCAAATGCTTGTGAGCGAGTGACAATGTCCAACTCAGTGAACACGCCTTGCTCGGCCAACTTGTCTTTGAGCGTGCGAGCTTCCCACTTGCTGTCGGCAAAGCTGACGTGGTAGTGGTCGGGGTCAGACTCCAACTGCTTGATGCGTGCGGTGTTCTTAGCAGCAACAGCGGCCAGATACTCTGCGGACTTACCAATGACAACCTGAGTACCGTTACGCTTGATAGGAGCGTACGGGATGCCCTCACGGATGCGGAACAGTGTCTGGAAGCGCTTGAGCGTGGCAGCTTTCTCAGCCTTCAAAGAAGCCTCAGACTTAGTGTCGTTGGCGTCTTGAGCAGCCTTAATCATGGCGTCGTACTCAGACGTTGCAGCTTCCAAGACAATCTTCTTCTTGTCGGACAGCATCTTGTCGCCGTGGGCGAACACGTCCTTCACGAACTTCTGAGCCTTGGGGCCCAGCTTGTCGAACTCAGCGCCCATCTTGGCGTCACGGAACTTGCCGTAACCCCACTTGCCAGTGCGAGTGGACTCAAACAAAAAGTCGTTGACGCTGCCGCGACCGGAGCCCTTGAACTCGTCTTCGATGTCAGCGTAGCCGTCGGCGATCTTCTCGATTTGACGATCCAACTCGCTTACGCGAGCAGCGCGACGGGCCAACACGTCGGAAAACTTCTGAGCCGATGGCATACCAGCAGCCACGGCACGCTTGACCAAGTCACTGGTGAACACCACATAGTCCAGACCCTTACCGCCTATGTCGCCCAGTGCGCCCACAGAATTACGGACTGGCTGACGCAAGTCCTTGGGCAGCTTGGCGATGTTGCGGTCGATCAGGCCTTGGCGGTTAGTCGATGCGTTCTTGCCGAACTTCATGCGCTGGGGGTCAGCAGCCACTTCAGAGCCAACTCGGAAGATGTTCTTGTCATCAAAGATGACCAAGTTGCGAGTTTTGGTAGGTTTGCCTGTTGAAATCATCCCCTCGTTATCTTCTAGCCACGCAAGCCGCTTACCCCAAGGGGTTTTAGCGCCCATCTCTTTAGCGCTTTTAAGCTCAGCTTCCGCATCAAACTTGAGGCCGAATCTTTCGCTGGACTCTTTGGCGTTCTGCAACATGCGGTCAACAAACTCATCCACGCGTTGTACAGTTTCACTCGTCACGCGCCCCAACCCATCAAACGCAATATCGCGCAAGATAGTGAACTTCATACTGGCATCAGCGTCTTGAGATTTGTCAGCCTTTCGTGCCAAGTCTGAAAGTTGATCCCAGTTGTAGCTCGTACCGTCATAGGTAACTGTGCGCTGCATGCCACGGCTCTTAGCGTCTAAGAACTGAAGACCCTTGATTCCCATTGAGTCAAGGAACAAAGACGCAACTTTCTTACCCGGCTGGCCAACGTACTCGTCGGTCCCCCAGAACTCGGAAACAAGACCTTCGTTCTTTTCCAAAAAGCGCAGACCGCGATACAAGTCTTCACCTGTCAGCTCGCCAATGTCTTCGACGTTCTGATCGTACTGGTCGGCCAGAGCTTCTTGCAGACCCTTTGGCATGAGCGTGCCCAGTTTTTCCAAAATAGCAGGTTGCTCGCTCAGTGGTCTGTCCCAGTCCAAGGTTTCTTCTGGCGATATGGCGGTGTCGACACGCATCAAGGTGCCCTCTGGCCCCGTTGTTTTAGCTTCAGTTGCAGTCTTACCTTGCAGTTTCCATGTGCGTGCCAGTTCAATGCTGGCTCTACCCATTGGGTTGGCTTCTTTTTTCAGTATGCCAGCCAACTCGTCCGCAGTCTTACCGCTAGACAGCCACTCCGCCGCAAAATACTCCATTTGACTTTGTTCGGATGCCCCATCGGAGTAGCTGTAAGTTTTGCCGTCAACTTTATAACTGGGCATATCCAAACTACCGCCGCTTTTTCGAGCCACATCAGCAGACCAGTAGCCCTTGGCAATACCAGTGCGTTGGGCTAAGTACGTGCCCCAGCCATAAGCCTGTGCGCCTTCGCCAGTGCCCATGAACTCGTTGCTGAACTTACGGAATGCAGCCGCAGTGCCGTGCCATGTGCCGTTGATCTCCAAGCGGGCAGCGCCAAACGCAAGGTTAACCACGTCTTGGGCGTTCATAGACTCAGGCTTCATGCCCAGCTTACGCACAGCAACTTTAAACGCAGCCCACAAAGTACGGAACCAAGCTGTAAGCGCTGCAGAATTTTTCGAGCCAGCAGTCGGGTCAATGCCAGCTTCCATAGCCTCTTCAATAAAGTACGCCAGCAACTCAGAGCGGCGATCTTCTTGTGGGGTGCCTGCGTTTTGTACGCGCTCGACAGCGTTAAGGGCCAACTCGGACTCAATAGAGCCGTCATCTTTTTTGGCCCAGTTAAGGATTTGCTGAGTCAGCTTGTCGTATTGAGCCTTTGGCAGCAGCTTTTCCAAGCCCAAGTGTGCTCCGACTTCGTGCATAAACTTAGCACGGCCAGCGCCTTTTTGGATGCGGTTAGCGATCAAGTACGCACGACCATTTACAGCCACGCCATATGCACCTTCAAGCGCAATGCTCGCACCAACAGCACGAACCATCTTGTCTGGCGACTGCAACAGGTCTTCAATGGAGTCAACCACCATCAACTTACGACCGGGAATATCTGCCCGGATGAAGTCTTTGAGTTCGGCCAGCAGCTCCTTGGCGGTATAGGGGTTTTTAGCCTTTGCAGGCTTGATGTCGCCCTCCTTACCAAACTTCATGCCGCCTTTGGCCAACTTGGTCAGCTCAAGCTCAACGTCATCCTTACCCCAGTTGTCAGAGCCGAACTCAATGAAGTTCTCCTGCTGCTCTTTAGTCAAGTCAGCAAACTTGGGAGCTGTGGGGTACTCAGAGGCGACTACATCCCACGCTTGGGCTGCTTGCTCGGCTTCGGTGAGGGCGACTGCTGGGACTTGGGCTTTACCTTCTGCGGCAGGCTTTTTGGCACGCCGTACTTGTTTGCCCACTCCTTGGCCAGCTTCGGCTTCTGGCTGAACAGATACCCCTGCTGGGCTTTCGACTTGAACGGCATCGGCTTCCTCCTCAGTAGTTACTTTGCCAGCGGTGCTACGCACTTCAGACTGCTTGCGTTTGTTAACAGCCTTAGCTTTTTCGGTGAGCTCAGCCATTTTGGCCATGAGTTCGGCAATAACTTTTTCGTCTGTCTCTGCGGCCAAAGCTTCAAGCGTGGCGTCAATTTCTTTGTCCAGTTGAGAAAAGCCCTCAACTTCAGCCGTACCTGCACCAGCGGTCTTAACGATGTTCTCCAGCCCACCCTCAATGGCTTCAGCCTCAGTAATTTCACCAGCAGCTTGGCCACGGCCAAACACTTCACGTTCTACTTCAGTCCCAAGTTCTTCTTGGGGTGCGACGTTAAATGCCTCAGCGATCTGGGCATCAGTAAGACCGAGTTCTGTTTTTGCACGAGCAATACGCTCAGGCCAAGTCTTCTGGCCCGTAGCACCAGCAATTTTCTGAATAGCCTGACGGCTCAGGCCGTACTTAGTAGCAGCTTCTGGCTCAGGCATGCCCATGCCCACCACGTCAAAAATGATGTCGCCGTTACGCTGGCCGAAAATTTGCTGCAGTACTTGCTGGCGTGGGTCTACTACTGGTCCTGTGGCGGCAGGTGCCTGCGATCCTTGCGTTTCTGTTTGCTGGGCTTGAGCGGCTTTAGCGGCATTTGCGGCTTCCAATACAGTCATGGGTCGCGGAGCGCGACGGAAACGGGTTTGTGGTGCTGCTGGAGCAGCAGGTGTTACAGGGGCAGATGGTTGGCTGGCGACGACTGGAACAGTGCCAGTTTGTTGAACAGGGGCTCCAACGGCTCCGGCGGGCTGTACATCCCCTCCTGTAGGAGCAACAGATGGTCCTGCAGTTCCCACGACTCCCGGAACGACAGCGCTCCCCCCTCCCAAGCCTCCTGCAGGCTGCGATACAGATGGAATTCCTGTGCCACGTGGACTCCTTGCACGAATGATCTCGGCAACAGCTTTACGGGCGTCACCCGGTTTGTTGGTGGCCAACGCGTTCAGTACTGGCTCGGCTTCTGGAGATGCAGGATCAATGTCCTTACTTACCATGTACTGGTAAATGCTGCGTGAGTTTCTAGTCGGCTTGATGCCAAGGCCGTTGAGTTCTTCGTCCAGAGGGCTGAAGATAGAAGCCACGGCTGGTTTAGTCTCAGCCACGTTTTCAGTCGCAGCGGTTGTTTCAGCTGGGGTAGTCAGGTCTGTCTCTAGAGCTTCCGGTTTGATACCGGTACGAGCCAGCATTTCCTGTTCACCATTTAGGGCAACAGAGCCATCAGGGAAAACAATCGGGGTGCCAGCTAGCGGGCTGTACTGCAACCCAAGAGCAGGTTTTTGTTCTTTATCCGCGTCCGACTGCGTCAAGTCAAACTCACTCTCTGGCTGTCTAGTGCCAGCAACAGCCGACAAGCCAGCTCGAATGGCACCGCCGCCCAAGAATGCCTTGGCACCGGCAACGCCGTACTCGTCAATGGCCTCAGCGTCCGTCAAAGACTTATAGGCACCGTAGCGCTCCAGAGCCGTCTGAGGGATTTCAGTAATAGTTTCTTCAAGGCCACCGCGAATGGCCTGTTTGCCCATTGCTTTCCACAGGGCTTCGCCTGACTCACGAGCCAAAAACTTAGTGCCTTCGCCAGCGATTTTTCCAGCGATACGTTCAGCACCACCAAAGCGCTCCAAGGCTGCAGCTGGAATTGTTGCGCCCAAAGCACGTGGACGGTCATCAATGCCAGCCTCACGCTGTTCCGAACGAATGCCGCCGTATGTCTGTGCTGCAATAGGTGCCAGACCGCCAACCAAACCGCCTACTTGCTGGCCTGCGATGATGCCCAAAGGGCCAAGAGGAGCGCCGAGCAAACCGCCCACAGTGCGACCAATCAACTGACCGCCAACGGCCAAGCCAACTTGAGGAACAACTTCACCTACGGCTTCACGCGCAGTGGTGAATGGGCGGCTTAAAACATCCTCAAACGATTTGATTTCGCTAGGATTGCGGCGAACAACACCAGTACCGTAACGCTCAAGGTCACCACCAGTATCTTCCAGTCCGAGGTCACGCAGTGTAGAACCAAACCCGGCTGCGGTCTGGCCTAATGCTCTGCGAACATCAGAAATCACTCCGGGGTCGTTTGGCTTCTCGGGGTTAAAAATGCTGGTATTTACGTCGTCCCAGATGCCAGCCATAACGCGTCCTTACTTTGGAATTTGGTTGATTAGGCCTTGGCGTCGAGCTTCACGCTCTGGGGATGGCAACCAAGGCAAACTGCTAGGATCAACCGGAGTTTGCGGATATGTCGCATTGTAAGCGTCAACGTCCGCTTTTGTAAGGGGTTTACCTGTGGTTGGGTTAATTCCGGATTCCACTGCTGCACGAGCCGCTGGGGGTGCATAACCGCGACGGACAAAGAACGCAGTCCGCTGCTGGTTAATCTCTTCTGGAGTGGCCATACTTTTCATGAGTTCCTGCTCCGTTTTGAGCCAAGACTCTTTGTCAGCGTCACGAGCTGCACCCTTCTTGAGGGCTTCAATCGCCGTAGGTAGGTCTTTGTAAGTCCCCTTGGCAACCAAATCCTCTGCTGTCTTAACCAAGGCGTCTGTAGACGATGGCTTATTTGCGCCTTTACCGCCACTAGCGTACAAACCAGCTGCTGCGTTATCTTTGTTGGCGGCAGCATTGGAAGCGTTGATGGCAGCTTCGCCTTTTCGGTAGTTCTGAAGCCAGATAGCGGCGTTTGCAGGGTTAGCGGCTTCCTCTCGCAGGTAGGCCGTAGCCTCGGCTTTTGTCTTGAACTTCAGACGCTCTTCGACTTTACCGGTAGCTTCGTTGACGCGGGCCATAGTAACGCCGCCAGTCTTCGGGTCGATTTCTGGCACAAAATGCACGCCGTCGCCAAAACGTTTGTCGTTCTTGTGGAGGTCAACCAACGCTTCAAAACCCTTACCCTGAACAGTTTTTTCCACCTCTAAACGAAACTGGTCGACTTCAGCCTTAGTGCGGTTAACCTGAGACGCAATCAGTTCGTTCTCTTGGCTGTAGCTGAGCTTGGCATCTTTGGCCAGTTTAGCGATGTCGTTTGGTGTAAGAACTCGACCTTCAGCTTGAGCCTTGGCATTTGCCTCACCGAAAGCCTTGTTAAAGGTATCCATGTTCTTAGCAGCATCGGCTTCGCGTCGTCTCTGCTCCAGAGTTAGTGCGCCGGTATCAATGTCCTGCTGCGCCTTAGTTTTGGTCAACCCAAAAGCTTCGACATCACGGGCCTCTTTTGCAAGGGCTCGCTGCTGCTCGTAAGCGCGGGCTTCCAGCGTGTCTGCTTTATCAACGTCACCATAACGGCGATACACACCTGCAAGACCTTCGGCCCGCATGGGAGCTGCAGCTTGGCGTGCTTCCTGACGAGTAGCGTAGTTTGTGGGGCCACTGGCCACAGAATAGTCTGCGGCAGTAAGACCTTGACGGCGAGTCAATTCAGCAATAGCTTGATCGTACGCCGCAGCCTGCGCGGGGTCTTGGGCCTTAAGGCCTTCAAGCTGCTGGATGTTTTCCTGCAAGCCGGGGCCGTATGCACCCTCGGTGACATCGTATCGAGCGGACTCTTGAGCCAAGTCACGGGCTTGCTTAGCTGCTGCAATACCCTCAAGGCCTTTGCCGATGTTGTTCCAATTCAGGCGCATATCAAACCTCCACCATTTCTGCACCGATCATGCCGTAGTTGACAGCCATAAAGCCTTCTGAATCGGTGAAGACCGCTTCCGGCATAACTTGCTTGACCTCGTCCGCCATAACACCACGGAACGTTTTACCGGGCAAGAATGTGTACTGGTACTCGTACAGGTTGAACCCAGACGCTGGGTCTTTGCCAACGAACACAATGTTTGTCTTGAGACGTCGGTCGCTCATAAACGCGGTGTAAGCTTTAGCGCCACCAGCAAGCAAACCACCAACATCCAGACCTTCATCACGGTTTGCATTGGCGTAGCTGGTTTGTGCGTTGAGAATGTTAGCCGCACCTTGGATGCCCATCTGAGCACCGCTCATCTGATAGCCAGCACCCTGACCAAACGTTTGGTTATATTGGTTGCCCGCAGACATGGCAGAGTTCAGACCTGCAGAGCCAGCGCCTGTAGCGCCGGAGTAGGCGGCTGTAGATGCACCCGAAAGGCCTCGACCAAGGCCAGTAACGTCCATCTTACGAGCCCAGCCAAGCTGCTCGGCCTGATTGCGAGCGCCTGTAGCAGAACCTGCACGCATAGAAGCCAGTGCCAGCGCGTTCTGGTTGCCCATAGCCAGAGCATTACCGGAGCCGGGGCCCACGCCACGTCGGGCCAAATCACGGTTTGTAGCGCCTTGCGCAGTGCCAAACGCACGAGCTGCATCAGCAGCCGCCTGAGAAGCTAACTGCTCGCGGTAGGCCTCGGTATCAAACTCTTGCGCTTGACGCACTAGGCCTTGCTCAACGGGGCGAAACGTGCCTACTTGGTAGTCGTAGTAGTCCTGCGCCTGTTTCATCTGCTGGTCTTGAGCGGCCATTTGTGAAGCTGCAACGCGCTCAGCCAGAGGCTTCATTTCCTCGTACTGACGCTGCGCGAAATCCATCTGGCGATTGCCGAGCTTTTCAGCAACGGCTACGCCCTTCTCAGTGGCAGCGGCCATTGCGCTGTAATCTGGTGGTGGTGACGATTTACCGCCCATGATTCACTCCTTACGCAGCCAACGACAGTTGTCAGGCCACAAAACTAAAATGTGCATGTCAGCGCCCGGAGCGCCGTCTTTCATTACAAACTCTTCCTCAAAACCAAGGTGTTTGTCGAATGCCAGTATTTTAGGCTCATTTGAGGGAACCATGCCAGTTAATCTTTTCAATCCGCAGTGCCTAAATGCGTACTCGCATACGGCTTGAAACAGTGGGATGATCTGTTTTGTCTGCTGGGCGATGGCAATATGGCACGTTGCGTTAGCGCCGTTGTAGTTATTTATGACCACTCCGGCCAAGATGTCGTCACCACTCATAACGCCAAGGGCGTAGAAACTACCCCAGTCAGCGTTGTGGTTAACCTTGGCTGCAACCCAAGCGGCAATGCGCTCTTTCTGGTCATAGACTAAATGTGCCATGCTGAGATTATGACCTACTGCAGCCTATCCACAACAGCATTTAACTGGGCAATTACCTCCGCCAGCGTGGCCGTCGGTGCAAGCGGGGTCAACCTAGTGACGTTCTTAGACTGCGCAGTTATGGCATCCAAGTTCTGCTTGATGGACGACAGGGCCCGGTCCAGCTCCGGGCGACCTGTTTTTACGGACGGGATAGCTGCTTTTGTCATGCTGAAGTCTGGGAAAGTTCGGACACTGATTCTGCCACCGTAACGCTGTACACCTTCACCGATGCGCTAAGACCCACAGCATACACCTCACTGCTAAAGCCAGCGGGCAGGCGGAAGAACTTTGCCGATGTGACGTTCTTGGTGTAAATAGGCACGCCGTCGTCGTACAGCGTAAACTGCACCTGTCGGGCGGTGTCTAGCTCAACCGGTTCAATATAGCTGCCGTTGACCTCAAAGGAAAGCAACTCAAAACCGTTAAGGTGCCCAGACACAGCATCAGCACCGGCGGCAATAAGCGCCTCGTTTTCAGCGATCTGACTGGTGTCGATGGGCACAATGGCGTTGTAGTCGGCGTGGACTTGCGCTGCAGAGAATTTAACTGGTGCAGGGAACTGCATGTCCACACTCTGCCAGTCACTCTCGTAGTAGCGTCCGGTGTCAACGTCCCACTCGTAAATGATCTCACCCTTGGCCACATAAAGCTTACCGTCAAGGTCGTTTCTGTACAGCGCCGTAGCAGTCTCATCCACCTCAACCACACTGTCAGCCTCGTTGATGTCAAGCACCAAAATCCGAGTGTTGTCCTGACCTTCGTAGTGGGCGTAGTAGTGGCCGTCATGGAAGGCCGCATCAAACGTCGATGGGTTAAGGCGTGCCCACTCAACTTCTCGGTAGAGCTTGCGCGTAATGCACTGAACCTGCTGAGTCGAAACCAGCCACAAGCCGTCAAAGCTGGGGTAGATAGCTCCGCTACCAATGTCCACAACACCGCGCTTGGAAACGCAGGGAGCGTACGTCTCAAGAGTACTACCGCTCATGGCCTCTGGGTCAGAGCCTGTGTACAGAATCGGGAACGTCTCAGTCAAAACGATGACCGAGTTGCTAGCTGCAATAGCAGCCACGCCCACGCCAGAGAACGCGTAGCGGTTACGAATAGGCCACGAGTACGGCATGTACGGGTCGCTGAAGCACAGTTCGTTGCCAGCAATGCCAGCAAGACAGCCGTTAGGCAAGCTAATCAAGCTCGACAGGTTTTTTGGTGGTGGAGAAGAATCCGCAGTAGGTAGCTGTTCACCCAAGTCTGCCGCCAGCACTGTGTCTGCAAAAGATGTAGTGGCAACAGGAACTTCACCAACGTACAGGAACGAGCCACCAGTACCCACTGTTCGGTAGATACGCTTGACCATACCCGTGGTGTTGAACGGCGCGTTGCGAGTCCAAGTGCCGCCAGACGAGTATGTCTGCGTTGTGCTCAGCGCAATCGTGATTTGATTTGTCGCAGTGTTTACCGACTGAACACGGAACGAGCCATTCAGCGATGTCATGCCAGTCACACCAGCAAAAGTCAACGTGTCGTACTGAGCAATACCAAACACGGTGTTCAGCGTAACCCGAACAACGTCAATACCAATGGATGTGGCACCGGAAATAGAGCCGCTGTTTGGCGGCGCTGTCTGCATACCAGCGATGTTCCACGTGGCATTTAGGTGCGAGGTGTACAAGTTAGATGGCGGCGACGGAGGCGACTCCTCACCAAACGCAGTGACATACGTGTAAACATACGAGCGAGACTCTGTAGTGCTGCTTCCGCCAGTGTGAGAAACAGTAGGAGCCGTTGTTGGAGCTGCTACGCCAAGTGCGTACCATGCAGTGGGGTATGGAGCCGACGAAACAGCCAAGGCGTAAGAAGACATGCGAGGCTCAAACACCTCGCTGCTAAAGTAGATACGCCCATACGGATCGTTGGCGTTGGGAGACGGCACCACGTCTACGTGGTCAGACCATGTAAGCCAGTTGTCGGCAAACGCCCCACCAGAAAAAGCGCGGTAGCGGTAGATCGTTTCAACCATTCTGGTGGCGTCATACACGCGCCCAATGCCGGACAGGGGGTCCAAACTACCCGCTGTAATTTTGCAGTTTAGCGCTGTAGCCGCGTTGTTTGGCTTGAGCAACCGCTCGCTGATCCGTGGGACTTGGCCGCGAAACGCCTTGATGTGAACTGCTGTCATAAGTGTCCTTTATACCAGCGCACCGTAACGTGTGCCAGTAGCTAACCATGTAACGTTTCCGTTGCCGGTAACGGCTGCGCCGCCCGCGCCGCCTGCATAGCCGTTGCGACTGTAGTTGCCGTCTTCAGTTCCGCCATTATCGCCTGCAGTGCCCCAAGCACCACCAATACCGCCGGGCGAAGATAGTCTGCCCCTCCAGCCCCAGTTGTATGAAGTGCCGCCACTGCTGTACAAGCCACGAGAGTCGGGTCCGCCGGAAGAGTATCCGGGCCCGGACCAGCCGGGCAAGCCGCTACCGCCAGAAGCAGGCGTAAGCCCAGACGCACCGCCAGAACCGGGAGAAGAGCGATTGAGGCCGTTCCAAGCCCAAGTAGAACCAGCGCCGCCACCGCCACCGCCACCAGCAATTACCCCGGAGTTTCTGATTGACAC